TTGTCTCTGAAATTCTGTACATCGATACGATTATCTACCGATGTATCAGGCGCGGTATCATCCGTCCATGTTTCAGTACGCGAGGCGGCAAGATAAAATTTATCATTGCCGTTATAGATGTCTCTATAGAAAGACCTCGCCTGATGAAACCTTGCCTGTTCTAATAACAGAATGGCCATGTACTAACTCCTTAGTTTAACTCTTAGGAGTCAGATACAGTAACCGTCCAAGTGATTTTTAGTGTATCGGCAGCGGCTTTGTTTACCACGCTGAATACAGTCCTACAAAGTAGTGTTCCACCCGAACTAGCATTTAAGATAGCTGCTTCTACAACTGCTCCAGTACCAGTACCAGCGGGGAAGTCCCCAACATAAGCAACTGAGTTTGAAGTAACAGTAGTGGAAGTCAAAGCGACCCTACCAAGTTCTGTACCTAATGCAGTGTTACCAGCAGCGGCAGCAGTATTATCTGAACCGATTGCCATATGTGACATTGCAGTGGCAGTAGCATCCTTCATACGAGATGCGATATAATTAAGACCGTTATTTACAACGACATTTTTTATTTCTTGTGACTCTAATAGAGTCCCCTCTTTATCAAACAGCTCAACGGTCAATCGACCCTTGGCGTCTAAGGCATTTTTTTGCAACATTGTTATCTCCTCTAAAATTAGTTATTGCCTTGCGTTCCTATTTATAAGAATTAGAATTAGTTTTTAAAAACTTACTACCGTATCGGCAACATAATCTCCGGCAAAGTAAGTTAAATCGACTGTATATGATTGTGATATGAGACTTCCACTATCTCCTATGGCCACATCTTCGTCTACGGAAGACCCTGTAAGGTCTATTTCTACATCTAGTTTAGTAAGTGCATCTGCTGTATTTGAAGTATCTGTAGATACAGTTGTTATATCAAATTTATTTATACTGTCAGCCACATTGTTAGTGTCAGATGGGTTAACTCCAATATCAAGTTTGTTTACCGCATCAGCGATAACAAAAGTATCTGCTGCTGACCCACCCCATTCTAAAGATGGTGCGTCTTGTATAAGGTTTGTATCAGTAGCAATTAGTTGTGGTTGTATTGATAATGTATCATCACTTGTAAATGTGTCAGTTCTACCAGCAGTTACATCAAATGCTGTTGACTCATCAACATTTAGTGTATCAGATGGGTTGACTCCGATATCAAACTTATTAATCGCATCAGCGATATCAAATGTATCGGTTGGTCTAGGTTGAGCTTCTACAACCGTAGCATCTTGAGTTGTAAATGTATCACTCGGTTCTCTGAAGAATACGAATGATATCAATACAGACTCACCCATTTCTACGGTATCCGTAGTACTGTTTATTTCTACTACTAAATTAGTTAATACATCAGCAGCAAAGAAGAATTCTGTACTTCTTTCAGCATCGTCTGCGATAAGAACTGTATACCTACCAGAATCGTTAGCAAAGTAATCTGTCGCGTACTCACCAGTATCAGCAGAATTGAAGTTCAGCGTCATGAGTTTTTGCGGATTACCGAGTTCTACATATGCGCCACTATCGTTTAAGAAGTAGTCACCAGTTGCGAATCGTTCAACATAGTCATCTGAAGCAGTTCCATGTAACACAAAATATGGGTCACCAGTTTCGGTTCCATCTGAGGTAGCATAGTAACTTCTAATATTTGACCCTGTGTATGTATATGGGCCATCTTCGTCTGAAGCACCAACTGAATCAGCAGAAGCAATTCCTACATCAAATGAATTGATTGCATCGCCTGGGAATATTTCGTCAGGCCCAGCTTCTGCAATGTTGATTGTTTTGACAACTGTTTCTTCTACTGTCAATTCTTCTATGTCTGGATATACAAAGAACATGTAGACATCTGTCTCAACCGTAAATCCAGTAGAGAAATCAATATCCTGTTTAATTTGTAAGTCACCAAATAATGCAAATCCAGCTGGGTGAGCAGACCGTTTAACATATTCTTTCCACTCTTTTGCTTGTAATTCTGATTGAATTTGATATGCAAAGGGTTGATAAACTTGGTTATCGAATAGTCTATTAGCATCCGATAAGAATCCGCCAGCATCTCCAGCAACACCACCTAGAACAGCATTATATCCTGTCTTGAAATCAACTGTAGCAATATTACCTGTAGGAGATGATAACTCTACTTGAAAATCTTCTCTATTAAATCCTTGTCCTACAGCAAGTACTTCAAATGTAGCAGGGTATCCATTACTATCAAGTGAAGTAATTCTAACATAAGCGTTATTGGATATACCAGTTAGTGTATAGTCTTCTAAGAAATAATCGTTAGCGTATATACCTAGAATGCCACCAGTTTCATTGATAACATATGAGTCACCAATCTTAAATCCACCAGCGGTTGCACTTGACCCAGATTTAATTGAGTTAAATTTAGCAGTGTTTAACACTCTGGTAACAATACCCTTCATAGCGGCAAAAACATCTGTGCCAGAAGCAGGGAAAGTTTCACCAGCCAAACTTACAAAACTAAGAGTTAATCCTATAGATATTCTTAAACTTGGTAAATTATTATATCCAACACCATCTGTATTATTAGTAAATATTATATCTGATATAACACCATTATTAACTCTTGTTTCTAAAAGAGCAGTAGTTGTAATTGTGTCTAAAGAATTTGGAGATACAATTACATCTGGATTAGCAGCAAATCCAGAACCACCATCTATAATAATTGCTTTTTTAATTTTACCATTAGTAATGGTGTCAACTTTGATTAATACGCCTGTCCCTGTACCACCAAACTTTGATGAAGGAATTTCTATAACTTCATTTGGATAGTAGTCTGTACCATCATTTGTAACCGTGACACTAGATACTGCATTACCAGAAAGAACAACACTAAATGTAGCACCAGAACTTCCTGTACTATAATGTCCTGTGGAAGTTGTCAGTTGAATAAATCTAAATTTTACACTACCATCTGTCTGTTCGCCCGACTCATGGGTTGGGCCAGTTCCAGTATTATTAGTTGTTCCACTATTTACAGCAAGATATATTCTATTTCCAGCTGTTTTTATATAACTACCTTTTGTTACAGCAAGATTAGTTGAATAAGGAACATCAATATAAGAAGTATAATCAGAAGAACCTATCGCGTATGTACCATCAACCACTGAAGCATCTGGGGTTGCATAAGCACCACCACTTCCTGTCCCTACAATTGTTCCTATATCACCAGCAATTTCTGGTTGTAATATTTCATCAAGTGACACACTGGCAGCACCACCGCCAGGCAATGAAAAGGTATTATCTATACCTGTTAAAACTAATTCGTATGCTTGTGGATTTGTATAAGCAATTTTCTTAACTGATTGAACACTTGCTCTTTTAGTAAAAGAGTTGGTAACTGAACCAGTTGATTGGTAATAATGAAGGTCTACTTGTTGACCTACAAAATCCTGTGGGTCATAGTCTGCTGTAGTAGCATTAATATATGTCCCTCTTTCATAAACCTTGACAACATAATCTTGTTGCCACTTACTAGATGAAGGTCTAAGAACAAATTCTTGTGCATTAAATATAGTAACTTCTTCGTTATAAAGTATTCTAAATAAAAGTTTGATTGCTTCTGCACTACCTTTAGCAGTGTAAAAATCATTAATGCGTTTTAAAACTAGACTTAGTTTTGCACTCTGACCGATTGGTAAGTCTTTTGCATAGTCTTTGTAAAATTCTTTAAGAAAGTTATCATCTGTGTTTATACTTCCATCATCATTAAAATCTACATCTAGTTTGTGTAAAAAATCCTGTAGTACTTTTAATGGGCCATGTTTTGTTACATCCGTTGTATTAGTCTGTTCCATGAACTCATAATACTTTTCAACAAAAGTTACAAAAAGAGTATGGTCGTTTCTAATAAACTCTGGTAGTTGGTTCCCAACCTGTTTTGAAATTTTAGGTTGAGCGTATGTGTCAGATTTTGATATTTTATCTACTTCTACTGTGAGTACAGCATTGCGGCCACCTTCGATTCGCGTGACAGTAGCTACTATAGTTTTTTCTGTACCAACACCACCAAGAGAAGTTGGCGAGAATGATATAGTATCATCTAGGGTAAATTGATTTCCTTTATCGTCTGGAGTTATAGATGTAACATCGCCATTAGAGTCAATGACTATATCAAATTTAGCTAAACTACCATCACCGCTCGTGGAAGTGGGTGTAACAGCAGAATATGTTCCAGCGTCAAGGCCAGTAGATTCGTGGCCAGATGTTAATGTTACGGCGGTAGCACCACCTTGGATTACAGCAGTTGGAGTACCTTGGTATCCATCACCAGCTTCTGTTATATTAATAGCGGTAATAACACCAGTTCCTATATCACCTATAACAGCAGTAGCAGTTGCTTGTATTGGGTTGTCTCCAGTTGGAGCACTAATTTTTACTGTTATATTTGAGCCATAGTCAACACCGCCACTGGTTATGGCGATATTTTTTATGTACTCAAGATATGATGGTATTCTATCAGTCATCCTGTACCCTTGATATCATAGTAACAGCAACACCCTGTTTAACATTGTTGGTTGTATCTATTTGAGAGTCATCAAGGGAAAGTATTATGTTTCTAGCTGGTAATGCTGTAACAGCATAACTCTGTTCTTCTGTAGCACGAATTAAGTCATCTGTTGAAATATTTTTTGCACTTTCATGTGGAGTTATATAAACTCTAATACTATCGTTACCTGTTCCACTTATTGAATCGACCCTTAAAGATGTTATGTCCAGTGAACCTGTGTCATAATCAACTGTTCCTACAGTTCCACCTATAACAGTATTGGTTGCTTTCGTTTTTAAAATTAAGTCACCTTTTGCAAGGTTAAATCTTTGACCATTATATTGTTGTGAAGCAGTAAATGTTTCGTCAGGCCTGTCTGTTATATAAACTTCGTCTTGAGAACCATTGATATTAACAATAAAATAATTAGTCCTAACAGAACTAGCTAACAATTTGTTGTTGTATTTCAACTCATATCTTGTAGGTGTTCCCAAACTAGGTTGGATTTTTTTCATCAACCGCATTTCAATATTATTACCTACAATAGCATCATTAATCCCATCAAGTTCTTTACTAAGTTTGGAGAAGAAAAAATTCTTTTTCAATTCATTAACATTAGTATCAAAGTGAGTTGTAATTTGTGCCAATAGGTCTGTTTTGATTGCATCTGCACTTTTTGTAGTTAATTTCGGGTCATAGGTTACCGCAATATTAAACCCAATAAACAACTGTTCGGAATCAACAAACTCAGAAACCAACGATACTGGTAATTTAGGATTAATAACATTCTTTACCAAATCATCTTTTTCTGTTTCTGTTATAACAAACCCAGTTTGAGGTTGTAAAGATATATAAACTCTTCCATAAACTGGCGGCACATTATCTTCCCCACCCCACACAGTAACAGATTTGATATTGGGGTTGGATTGTTTGATTGCTGTTTCGTAGTCAGTAGCTGTCACAACTCTACCTTTCGCGGAGTTAAATCGCGGTGCGTTGAATCGAATACTACTTGTAGTCTCTAACTCAAATCCACCACTAGCAGCAGTTTTTGTTTGTCCTGTTATTGATTCGCCTGGCCCTGTAATATTAGTGGGTGTAGAAAAAACTCTAGCACCATTTCCTAAAGTAGCATTTGAAATTATATATTCACACACAACAATGTTTCCTACATCCAATTGTTTACCAAGAACACCATCACCAAACACAACTTGATAGTAACCATCTGTTCGTTCTTCAAGGTAATATATTGCTGAAGTTGATTTAGCTGTTGTTATTGTTTCTGATTGAGCGTAAGTAGTAGCATTTAGATTCGTTGTAGAATTTTGTACTTTTACAGTAAGTGTTGTAGTATCAACATTATCGTTTGATAATACTATTGGGCCAGACCTGTTGGTAGTACTAATGACTTCAGATGTATTTGCCCTAGTTCCTTCTACAAGAACAATATCAGTATACCTAAAGGCTGATACACCATTGACTATGCTTTTGTCAACACTATAATCTTTTTCTGGTAAGAAATTGTAGGTTCTTCCATTTACACTGGAAGTAAAAATTTTCTCTTTTGAGAGAGTTAAACTAGTTGCAATATAAGAATCATCTGGAATAATTGTTAAATCAAGAGTTGCTTTTGATGAACGAGCAGACCGTGGAACATATCCCATAGTCTTTGCAATAGATACAACAGAATTTCTTTTTACAGCAGAATCAATGAATGATTCGTTAGATACCATGTGTGCAAGAACAGCATTATAGTGTGTGTTATATGCCAACAAATCTACCAAAGCAGATATACCAGAAGCTTCAAAATCATAATCTTGAAACTCTGTTTGATTTCTTAGGTGTGTTTTTAGATTTGCTTTTATTGTATTAAAATCTAATTCTGTTACATTTTTAACTGCCACTATCTTACCCTCTCTAATACTATCCCAAGTTCTTGAATGTTTGTTATACCTCTTACATGAAAGAAGATTTTACATCTAAATGCGTTCTGGTCAACTTCTGGATAAACTTCAACATCCTCTACTACAACTCTTTTTTCAAAGTTCTGTATGCACCGTTTTATTTCAGTTGCAATGGTAGTTCCTGTTACTATATCAATTGGTTGAAACAACAATCCTCTAATCGGAGACCCATAACCAGGCCTAAATGGTTTTTCATAATACTGAGTCATCAACAGTGATTTTAGTGCTTGTTTAACCGCTGAAACATCTACCCTACGAGCAACATCCTTTGTATTTGGGTTTTTTGTAAATCCCAAATCGAAATCTTTATATATTGTATTGGGTTTCTTAATCATTTTACTATTTATAATACTTTACGAATATGGGTTTGCTAAATCTTTATCCATTACAGAAGCCGATTCAAAAGTTACAGTTAAGTTTTTGAGAGAATCTTTGAGCCTTCGTATTGTTGGCGAAAGACCCTCACTCAATATTTCCTCGACATCTATTTCTGCTCCATCAAAATTAAATTTAGCTGCCTTGACTTTAATTGTTCCATCTTTTGCCTTTTCATAATTAGGCATTGCTTCACAAAGAGCTTCTAAGTCACCCCCCAACCCCTCAATAAATCCAGCGGGGTCATTTAGAATATCATCTACTACTGAGTCACTTCCATATTTTGCTTTCAACTCATTTATTTTATCCAAGGCTGCTACTGATTGAGCGCCAAGATTCATAATGGTTTCAAGTTCTTGTGATAAAGGTATTCCCTCTTTTAACTGTTCAAAAAATGATTCTAGGTTGGGAAATTCTTTTTGGAAAGCTGCCTCTATTTCGACAAGCATAAGGTCAAACTTGACTTTGGCCGCTGTTAGTCCTATACTATCCGCAACACCATCCGCAAGTTCATCAATAACGGTGTCAAACTTTGCTGAAATCTCATCGATTCCTCCAGCAAGTTCGGTAAACGCTTTTCCTATTCCTTTACAACTCATTTATTTCTCCATTAAGTCGGTGGTGTCGTTGGATATGTACCAGAAGAAGACCCACCAGTAACAGGAGTGTTATGAATATGAGTCTGAAGTACGGTAGCACCACCAGTAACCAATCCAGTAACAGTAAGAGTACCAGACATGGTAGTAGCAGCTGCCGTGACCATAACCGTAGGCGCACCTATTAGGACATTACCAGTAGAAGCAAATGTTGTTGTCAATGCTACAGTACTGAGGTATGCACCAATTGTTGTATCAAGGATAGAAGCAGGCGACATTAGTCGAGAACTTGTACCATCAATAATAGGCCCGATAGAAGGTAATGGATTTATACCACCAGCCATAGCAAGAGTGGTTGCAGATGTTATGTTCTGGTTTATCGTTCCAGCACCACCAACTGCTTGGTTGATATTACCAACACCAGTTATCAATTGGTCTATCTGTCCAGCACCATCAACAAAGTCAACAATTGTACCAACACCGATAACTTTATTTTCGATTGTAGGTACTGAGAAAGTTGGAACAAGACCATCAACAATTGGCCCTTTTGGAGAAGACAATACAACCCTTGACATACCAGCAGTCAGACCAATATGGAAAGAGTATTTTTTACCATAAGAGTCTATTGTTTGAAGTACTGGTGGGAAATCTGGCGGGCCAGTCAATGGTGTGGGAATTGGGCCTGGGGTTCCACCAATTCTTTCAACATAGTCTATTCTCGCGGTAGTATTAATTCTATCACCAACAATGTTAACTGAACTACCAAGAGGAACGCCTGGCACTTTTGGTACACCATCTGCTTTGGCGTTAACTTCAATGTTCTTGACAGCTTGTAATTTGATTGAACCACCCGAAATTATCGCATCTAAACTTGGAGCTGCACCTTCAATAGCAGCATCTACGGCGGCAGTTGGGTCAAGACTTTTCCTAATAGTCGTAGCTACTGTAAAATCTCCAGAGACAGTATGTTTATAATCCTGTCTATTCATAACTTTCTGTTTACCTTGAACTGTTGTGTTGTGTTCTCCTAAAACACGCAGTCTATAATTAGCAATTTTTTTACTATCTTTATCAGATTGTCCTACTTGACAATTGAAGTTACCAGCAGTCATTAACAAGTATGAACTCTGTGTATCAACTAATTCATGTCCTTGAATTTTATTCAGTCTGTTTCCCTTGACCGTATTATAAGAGTGTCCAGATATGTGTTCGTATTTGTTACCTTTAACATTAAGGTTATAATCACCCTCTACCATCATGTCAAAGTCTCCATTGACATACATGAGTCTGTTTTTTAAATCAATGACATAATCGTCACCAACTATTTTTTCTACTTTAGTTCCATCTGGTTGAACTTCTCTGAATGTTCCAGCAGTATGAAACTCATGAATTCTTTCAGCGCCTGGCGTATCATCAACTTCAAACACATGTCCACTTTCTGTTTCTTTTACATGATTGTATGGATATTGTGATGCAGAAGTTTCAGAACCTTGTGGATGTGGTTCATCCCAAAATGTTGGTTTGTATATGCCTGGCTGAACTACAATTTTACCATCATCTTTTTCATCTGTATCGGATTGGTTGGTAACAACATTACCAACACCTTCAATAAAATCTTTAAGACTCTTACTTTCATCGTGTTCAAATGGAAGTTCTTTATTGTTCCACCCAGATATTTTAGATGCAAACCCTCTAGGTATTTGTTTTGTTCTTGAATCTCGTTTAGCCTTGAGGGAGTAATGACTTTCAGAAGATTCTGTCCCTCTCGCAAGTCTGGATGAAGATGCTTCTTCTAATATATTTTTACCTACATCAACGGCTTCTACACCTTCAGCTGCTTCGGTAAGTTTATTGCCCTCTGAGTCTAATACACCACCAAGACCATCACTAACCATTCCCTTGACTTTATCAAGAAGACTTTCATCCTCTGATATCTTTAATTGTTTTCTGCGTGGGTACTTACCATTTGGGTCATAGAATCCTCTTTCTGATAATGACTCAGCAGTTTGAGGAGTTTTTCCGTCTGGTTGGGTGGGTACATTATCTTGGACTCCAAAAGAACCCATGATAACTGGAATCTGTCCGTCTTCACCATCAACAAAGAATCCAATAACAGCAGAACCTTCCACCAATCCAGTGGGCGATTCACCGACACCAGATATAGCAGCAGAAGTAACTGGTTGCATTGGAATTGACCATGGCAAAGATGAAGTAGGAAGAACTGCTTTATCCAGTGTATGATATCCTATAATACGAACTTTATATCTACCAAATTTTTCTGGGTCATTTCTATCTTCAACAATACCCTGCCACCAAGCAAAAGTTGGATATCTTGTTTTCATTTTATTGTTTGGCATTAATCTCTCCCCACACTGTCTCTGACACAAGTCAATCTCATCTTGTGATTACTATCAGCAGTAGATATACCGTGTCTTATTCCAGTTATAATATAAATTCCAGACATTCTAGCATCAAACAATGTTTCAGCTGTTTGGCCACCAGTTTTTTCTCCAGTATTAGGAATGTTTAAATAAACCAGCATACCCAAATCTATATCTGTTCGGCCTGGCACCTCTATTGCAACTTCTAGTCTTTTTAATTCTTCTGTTGCTGTATCTCTTAAAGCAGTATCTACAAAGAATCTCCAATCATGCCCAAAATTATTATCAGTCCATATTTGTGATGAACCTATTTGCACATTCAAAGCAGACCTTGGTTCCGATAGTGCCAGTTGTCTCATGGTTGTAGTATCTTCAATATGAAAAAAATCTTCATATCCAAGGGGCATCGTCCTAATATTTTGTGTCCTTCGTTCTGGTTGTTTTGGAGAATAATCAAACTCCATGTGATATGGTAATCTTGTTGTCATATCAAATCCAACTGTCATATTACCTTGGAATCCAGAAGCTTGGTCTTTTATGTCATGCGTATAAAAAGGAATTTCCAAACTCATCATTTTATTAAATTTCTTAGATATAAATGGAGCCATAAAATTATATCCACTAACCGTGGCTCTTTTTTCATTCATCATAAAATTTTCATCTGCACTTGGAAGAAGGAAAAATTCATCATATATTGCTTTTCTTTCTTTATAAAAAGCAACTAACTTGGAAAGACTGCAAAGATAATGTCCCTTATCAGACTGAAAATACTTTACATTAGGCATCAATTCTTTACCAGCAGCAGGAGCTGGTGCAACCTTGTCCGTTAAATAATTCATACATTTGTAAGGTGTCCAATAATTAGCAATAAAACAATGATTATCTTTTTTAAAAGTTTGTCCACTCATGTCAAGAAACTCTAAATCTGGGCCTTCTATATTGGCATAGCGGCCACCTTTGCTTGAAATTACTTTTCCGTCTTTGATGAACCTTTCATATAGTTCCTCGAAAATGTCTCTTGGAGGCCCTTCAAATCTTTGATTAATTACTGTCGTATTGTTCTTATATCCTTCTGGTGTAATGCATGTAATATTATAAAAAGATTCTCTATCATCTTTGTATGTTCTATCTCCTATAGTATCAATAACAAATGTTTGATGTATAACTTGACTTGAAGATTCTTTATTTAAATGATTGGAAGTAAGATGTACTGTTATTAACTCCCCGCCGACTACAGGAAGTGTACCCAAGACATTTGCACTATCACCGATAGCCAATTCCATCGTCATGTAATTTGTATGGATACTTTCTTGAATAACAATATCACCAACTAGATTTGTGATATCTATTTCTTTGCCTCCAGCTTCTGGAGAAGCTTTAAGCATAATTGGGCCTATGTCTATTGATCCAGCTGCCTGTGGTTTTGCCATAATATATTACCTTCCTCTTATCAATGACCTAAATTGTCCAGCAAGTTCCTCGACAACATCTGTTCTCGGTAGTTTTATTCTTCTTTTTGACTCATTGACATTTGTTTCATGTTGAATGTTAGTAACGATACTAATTTCATTTAAATTAAATTTTGTTTGGTCAAAGTTTACTCTAATATTTTCATCAGTTGAATCTACATAGTGATTAACTTTATTTAGGTTCTCTTCTCCATATCTTTGTTTAGCAAACTCTACTAAATCAAGTTGGGATTTAGGCCAGTCATGATATGGGTCTATGATATTATTACAAACCAATATTAACCAATAATAATCAACGGTATCATACATATCATAAGAAATATGTTCTGGTTTCTGTCCATCTTGAATATCATATTCAAGCATATAAGACATGTTATCAAATAAATCTGTTGGTACTACACGGCGAAATATGTCTGGTATGTTTATCAGAGTATTATCTATGTTGTAAAAAGTTCTTGGAAATTGTCTAAAAAATGCCATTA